GAAAGCCTTATTGATTGCGTCAATTATTTTGTTTCGATTAAATGGAACTTGGGTGCCATCTCTTTTTGTGACTACCATCTATATCCTCCCTATCAATTTTTCTTAGAGCGCTTCATAGTCCACATCCAACAAGTTTTATCCCAGAAAGGACAAGTGATGCGGAATCCACATTTTTCATATAAGTTAATAGCGACATAATTTTCTTGATTTACAGTAAGAGTATCAGCATCAGGATAATTATTTAAAATATACTCAACAATTTGAGTTCCATAGCCTTTTCCTCGAAGATTAAGGTCTACCTCAATTCCATAAATAAAATCATCAGATGTAATAGAAGCAGTCCCTATATACTTCTCTTCATCATAAAAGGTAATCTCTTCTGCTGGAATATCAAAATATTGTGTGCTTTCTTTTTTTACTATCATACGAAACCTTTCTTGTGTCAAAAAATCGGCGCTTATACTATATTTAGTATTTCTTATTTACTTTTTAATAGTATTTGCCCAACTCTCCGCATCATTGACAATTCTAGTAATAGCAGTATTCATTTCTAAATCTGATGTATTGGATAAGAAATGATGGGGGATATCCTCTAACTCTTCAAAATCTGTATAATCTGCGCTAAAACGTCTAACAATTTCTTTTACATTGGGATGGTCTTCTCTCATTAATTGTCTAATCAAACGAGTTTTATCATCCGCCCAAATTCTATAAATTTTTAATTCAACATCTGCTCTCTGTTGGAGTAAACGCACTCCAGTAGGATTAAATACTCCGATATTGATTTTATTTTCATCAACAGATTGAAGTGAAGTTCCATAGAACCAACCATTGAATCTTGTGTATTCTAACATTTCATGATTTAAGATTTTATCACAAAATTTATTCTGCGCCATAAAGAAATAATTTACACCATCTTTTTCAGTTTCTCTTTTTGCGCGAGTAGTGCAACTTACAATTTCGTGCAATTCAGTAGTTAGGGGCTTGGCAAGGACTTGCTGCATAATAGTGTCCTTGCCAGCGCCAGATTCTCCCATAATGGCGATAATTTTATACATTTTTTCTATTTAACCTTTCTGTATCATTATATCTAAAATCTTTATAACTGCATAGATTCATACAAGCAAGATAAGAGCCAAAAACGCCTTTCTTACCTCGTTTATTAACCACTTTAGCATATCTATTCCAACATTCTGGTATATAAGGAACATCAAATTCTTTCATATAAGGAAGAATTGTTTCAATATTAGAATAGTCCATATGAGAAACCATACAAGTTTTACATACATTAGCAAAAGTTTTATCCCTATATTTCCAAAAATTATTTAGATTTTCTTCAAAGGATTTCCCGCATTCTAAACAAATTTTATTCATTCTTCTCCTCCTTTATATCTTTCAGTTTGTAATTCTAATGTTCCATCATCATTAATTGTAGTTATCTTATATAATTGATGTCCGCCTGTAGAAGCATACTTCTTAGAAATAAAATCATCGCCAGAACGAATACCTGTCACAACCACCATACTGCCTCTATTAAACCAACTTTTTTCCATCACGTGTTTCACATTATCTGCTCCACGCTCAGAAATTTGTTTATCAAATAAAGAGAAATATTCTTTTCTAAATTTTACATTGACGACTCCAGTAGGAGTTAATAAGGTAATTGTACTTTTAGTCTTATTTTTTGCTATGCAGGTACCGCAAATGCGATACAGCTTAAAGATGTTGATATCTTTGCCGCCTCGGCTAAAAGTCTTCTCTACTACTGGCTCTTCAGGGAGAGAGAAGAAATCTACAAAACCATACTTGTCCTTATTAACAGATTTCAATTCGTGGTCGTGATAATAAAAACATAACACTTCCATTTCCCAAGCAGAGATATTACCTTTACCCGCATACTTTATCCAATCTTCTTTAAAGATTGAATCATTCAAACTCTGGAGAATTGTATCTTTGTTGTCATTTATCCAGTGTCTAAATATATCCATCCACTTTTGGTAAATTTTATCCCAGGCTTGTGAACCTATATAAATAGCTCCACCATTAGACTTGAATAAATAATCACAACCAAGTTCAATAATAAAATCTATTGCTCTTTGGTCTAACTTATACATACCAGAAGCATCTTTACAAACTGATTTTAGATATCTATTAAACTCATAAATTCTCCTTGCCATTACTTGTTCAGAAGTTGTTTCTGGGAGAAGATTATGTTTAATTAATCCGCCCATATTTTGTAAAGTTAATCTCTTTTTCTTATCACAGGTTTCCCATAAGTACCAAGCCATACAAGACTTTCTATCCATCATTGTATCAAAGGCACCGCCTTTAATCAAAGAAATCATTGTTGACTTAGTTGGATGAACTTTATTTAAAAAGTCTCTAGGTGATTCATAAGGTCTATTAGCGATAATATCATTTACTGTACTATCACTTACATTCAACATACCTTTCATACCATAAAGAATTTGGTTATGCTCAACATCAGGCTTAAAACCAAAATCAGAACGGTTAATATCTACCAGACTTACATTAATTCCAGCAGACATAATTTCACCCATAGCTTTTGCAATCTTACCATAATCAGTGCTTGCGGTTTTGCGGACTTTGCTCTTTTTATCTGGTGCGTCTTCAAATGTCACGCCATTAGCTAAGTCATCACCCTCTGGCTCAAAGATATCCACAACTTCTTCTTCACTGTTATCTTCTAGTGAACCACTATTAACAATTAAGCAAGCTGTATCCCAATAAATAGGATTCCAATGAGTTGCAATATATAATGTTTGAACACCAATAAATGAATATGCGAGCGAATGAATGCATTATTTTTAAATAACTGACTATTTTTTACGGTCGTTGTAGTAAAGTTGGTAAGACTTTTTGACCGCACACTATTTCCCAGAACGTATCAATAGTTCCAGTACTCCCCGTCTAACCAGGGATAGTCGATACAACATTTCAAGTTTAAAAGGTTTATTTTATTTTACTCTTAAAGGATAATTTAAATTTTCTTTCTTATGAGAACGGCCAGCATTAATATTTTTTACAGTAGAGTAGCTTTTATTCCATTTTGTCGCTATTTGATGAAGAGTTAAATTAGTCTCTAATATATCTTGAATGATTCCATTTACCCAAATTTCATTATCTTCTTTTCTACATCCTTTATTACATAATGGGTAAGTATCTTCATCACTGTAAAAATATTTTCCTGTGTTTATCATTGACAAAAATCCTGCGCTTTTGATATTAAATTGTTTTTGAATATCAGCATATTTTATACCAGATTTTATTTGTTTTTTTATTTCTCGAATTTCTTTTTGAGAAAATTTACTTTTTGCATTTTTCTTTAATGGATAAGAAAATTTTGGATTATAAAAATTTGCTCCTGTATTTATATTTACTAAAAATGTTCTTTTTAGATTTGGAGCATAAATCTTTTCAATATCATCATACTCTTCATCATTCATTAATCTTCTTTGGATATCTTGAATTTCTTCTCCAGTAAATAACTTTGACCGTTGAAGCTTTTGTTCATAAGTGAGAGGAGGTTTAGGACATCCCTCTCCGCCTATAGTTAAATTATATCCATTTTCAGTTATTAAAGAATGATAATATCCAATAAAATAAATCTCTCTATCATCTATAAATCTTTGAGATTCTCCTTCTGCGATTTCTTCTAAAACTTCAAAAGTAAAATTTTCTAAACCATATTTTCTAATAGCTGCATGAATAGGTAAATTATAACCATTTGCTTTAGGATTGAATGCTTCACTTTTATGCCCACTAAATCTTTTTTGTAAATTATTAGTTTGTCCGACATAAATTTTTCCATTTATCTTATTAGTATATTTATATATATAAGGCATAGGTTTTGCCTCCTTTCATGAATATTTGAAAATTTTAATAACTCTTTTAAACTGATTTGTCACGAGATTTTACCCTCGTTAGCAATTAATTTTTGATTTTACCAGAATCAATTATAAATTAATTACCCCGATGATGAATCGGTTAAGTGTGTAAGCGCCATTTCACACAACGCTAAAACTATATCCCATCTGAGGGCCGACGCCGCATTTCCATACATATTGGCCCAGTTTATTTGACGCAGCCTGGTTTAATACCTTTTCGTGCAATTCTGGGATTTTAGACATTTGCTTTTTACCGACAACTTTTCTTGCGGCATTAGCTTCTCCAAGAGTAAAATGACAAATATTTTCATCCATCAACATTTTCATTAATTGCTCTTGGCTGGGCGGCACGCCATAAGAAGATAAGAAGTAAGGCTCTAATGTTTTTTCCTCTTCTTTGGTTAAGCCAAAATTATCCATCTCTTTATACCATAGACTTATATCTTGCTTAAATCTATAATATTTATCAATGGGGCGCTCTTCGCCTTCTTCACCCATCAACCGCATCAAACCATTTGCATCAGTTAATTCTAGGATGCTACGAGGCTTTAATTTTTTAACTGTTTGTACTCCTATTGGAGTTTCAAATTGGAATGTATTGATAACAGATGCATTACCGAGTGCATCCCAAATTGTTGTATCCTCAATAGGTAAAACATTAGGGTGTAAATATTTATTGTAAATCTCTCTTAGAGATAAATCTTTTTCAATTTCACCATCAGCTTGTAATAATTCAATGGTTTGAACTAACTTATCTTGAACTTCTGTCACCAGGAAGTCGTACTTAGTTAAACCCATATATTCAGCATCGTGTAAGTCAAATTGAGTAATCAATTC